AAACTTTCCGAGGTCTCTTGGTAAGTTTCTATCATAGTACTTTTTCAACTTCTCGTCCTTGAACAAAAAATTCTCATTCATGAATTTTTCGATCGCGGCCTTCGAGTAAATTTGATCGTCCATTATTATATCGTGATATAATAATATGGTCTGTGACGTAATCGAAAACTGTAGGTGCTATGCATACAAGGGGGAGTTGAAACAATTCTGTGGTGTGAGAAAGGGTCCCAAGGTTCTACCATGTCCTATAGATTGTTGTTCAGGGGGGTGCCCTGATGATGGGTCGAGAGAGCCATTCCGATACATAGACCGACCCGCATTTGTAAATTTGGACAACCGGGGCTTTATCTTTTTATTATGGCTAATTGTTACCGCCATCACGATATACATGTTCAGGAACTTAAAGATTAAGCAACTAAGATAGATATAATGTCTTCTGATACTATTACTCTTACTTCTATCGCTGAACAGCAAACAGCTCTTTTCACCGAGGTGGCTGCCGCCAGGAACGATATTAAGAATCTTGCCAAGCTTGTGCGTAAGATCAAGAGCACCCAGGAAGATCCTGACGGTGAGAAGGCTAAGAAGCGTGCGGAGAACAATGGCTTCAACCGTAAGCAGGATGTGAGCCCTAAGTTGAGGGCGTTTCTTGGACTTTCAGAGGGTGAGCTCATCTCCCGTTCCGAGGTGACCAAGTTCATCAACAAGTACATCACCGATAAGGGTCTCAAGCACCCAGATAACGGTCGTCAGATTATCCTCGACGATACACTTCGCGACATCCTCGCACCCCCCGCTGACGTTCAGGTAACCTACCTTAACCTCCAGAAGTACCTGTCCCCCCACTACATCAAGAAGGAGGCTTAAAAACAAAAAACAATATACATATAACAAATGGTGACTTTCGTTGATAAGATACGAATCGAACAACTTGTTGGTACAAAGATCAAAAACCTTGATTTGTACCAAAAGGCATTTACCCATAAATCCGCTCTCAAAGAGTATGAACAATTTACAGAGTCCTTCGAGACGCTTGAATTTATAGGTGACTCAGTCCTAGGCTTCGTCATCACTAAATTTTTATTCGATCGCTACGAAAGTCGACAAGAAGGTTTCCTCACGAAAGCTCGCACAAAGCTCGTTCGTGGTGAAACATTGGCCAATATTGCGAATACCCTCAATCTCAATGAACTCGTCATTATGGATGAGAAGGGGATGAGGAACGGGTGGAATAACAACCCTAAGATTTTAGAAGATGTCTTCGAGGCCCTCATTGGTGCCATCTATATGGACATTGGTTTAATTCATGCAAAAGAGTTTATCCTTCGAATTTACCAGGATCCGAACTTTGTGGATATGAATTCTATTATGGTGGATGACAACTACAAAGATCATCTCATGCGCCACTGCCAGGTCAATGGGTGGCCCCTTCCCGAATATCGTGTAGTTGGTCATTACGAGGGATTGTTCTACATTGATATCTTCATTAATGATGGATGTATGAGTAGAGGAATTGCCAAAAGTAAAAAACAAGCTGAGCAGAATGCCGCGCAGATGTACTTCACTGTACAAGAACAGCTTAAACAATACAGTCAATAGACATTTAATATGCACCCGAATGTTAGAGCGGCGTTAGATCGAGAATATGCGGCACAGAAATCTGAAGAATGGCTTGCTCTCCGTGGTAAGATGTTAACAGCCTCAGATGCTGCGACTGCTATTGGTGTGAATAAATACGAAACACCTGACGGACTCTTATTGAAGAAGTGTGGTTTAGGTGAGAAGTTCACTGGGAACGCAGCCACGAGGCATGGTGAAAAGTATGAAGATGAGGCACGGATCCTCTATGAAGAGCGACACGGAGAGGTCGTCCATGAACTCGGTCTCTGTCCCCATCCCGTACATGACTGGCTCGGTGGAAGTCCTGATGGTGTAACAGAGTCGGGGAAACTCGTCGAGATTAAGTGTCCACCACTTCGACAGATTGTACCTGGAGAAGTGCCCATCCACTACATGCCTCAGCTTCAACTCTGTATGGAAATTTTAGACCTAGAGGAAGCTGACTTCATCCAGTACAAGCCAGCAGAGACAAATTGGCCAAAACCAGAGGAATTCGACGTCGTCAATGTCAAGAGGGATCGTGAATGGTGGAAGACCTATCTCCCCGTGATGAGGGAGTTTTGGGATAAAGTCCTATACTTTAGGGAACACTTGGATGAGTTGCCTAAACCAAAGGAAAAGAAGACACGTAAAAAGAAGGAACCTGAACCAGTTGTATGTGAAATTGAAGTTCTTCCCGATGAAGATGATTATATCGAAGATTGAAACCTAAGTAGTCGATAATGTAGTAAAAAATAAGTTAAAATGACAATCGAGCATCAGTACACTCTCGCTAAAAACTCCCTCAATGGTCGGCTCTTTGTCCCGTACCAAAGAGAGGGTGTTCTTTGGATGCTCACCATGGAGAATCAGACCTCGGGACCCAAGGGTGGGTTCCTCTGTGACGAAATGGGTCTGGGTAAGACTGTGCAGCTGGTTTCCACTATACTTGGAAACAGAATGCCTCGCACGCTCATCATCGTACCCAAATCTATTATCACTCAGTGGGTTCAGGAAATCAATCGATTTGCACCGACCCTAACGGTTGGTGTCTTCGACGGACCAGACAGGGTGCTTGGCGACTACGATGTTACAATCGCACCATACACCCTTTTGACGGTTAAGGGTGGAAAGGCTGAGGCGGTGACCCCTCTCCACGGGGTTCAGTGGGATCGGGTGGTATTGGACGAAGCCCATGAGATCCGAAACAAACGTTCGAAATTGTTCAAGAGTGTGTGTCGCCTTCACACCCAAATCAGGTGGATTGTGACTGGCACCCCAGTCTTCAACTCAATGGAGGACTTTGTGTCTCTCTCGACATTTTTGGGACTGTCGAAGGTCGTTGTCCAAGGGATGACGAACAAAATCAAAGACATCTACATTCTCCGCCGCACCAAAGACGACCTGGCCAAGATCAATGAGCGTCTCCGCTTACCGCCGTGCTACTTTGAGAATGTGGAATTGGATATGTACCCGGATGAGAAGCAGTTGTACGAGATTGTGTTCCTCGAGGCACAAGATACAATCCGAGATGCCTTCAGGAATGCCCAAAGTCTCAACGCGAAGAACATGGTCATCTTGGAGTGTCTTCTCCGCACGAGACAGGTCATGATTTGGCCACAGATGTATCTCAATGGTATCGCGAAGCAAAATGAGACAGCTCCTGAAAAATGGGTCGGTCGTTCGAGGAAGATGGAGACCCTCTTCGAGATGATTAAGGGACACCCCAATGAGAAGACACTTGTGTTTTGTCAGTTCAGGGGTGAGATGAATCACATCCAGAAGAATTTGGAAGGCCCCGTGTTTAGAATTGATGGTTCTGTACCCAAGGATGAGCGCGTGAGACAGATTGAGGGGTTCAAGGCGATCCAAGGGGGGGCGGTCTTCATCATTCAGATCAAAAGTGGTGGTCAAGGACTCAACCTCCAAGAGGCGACGAGGGTCTACATCACTGCACCTTCATGGAATCCAGCCACCGAACTACAGGCCATAGGACGAAGTCACAGAACAGGACAAACACAACCAGTGTATGTGAAAAAGTTGGTTTATAAGGAATGTGATCGGTTTGTCAGTGTGGAAGAGGAAATGATGGCTCTCCAGGGTCACAAGTCGATTGTGTGTTCCAAGGTCCTCAACGATGAGAGGATTGAAAATCAAATCCCAGTGAAGAGAACGACTGATAAGATTTCAATCTTGGACATCAAGAAAATTTTCAAAGCGTAATATAAAAGATGATTGGTTCCCGCGCTGAAGTTTTCCATGGCACCGCTGATAGCACCTCTGGTGGTCTCATGAAAAAGGATCTCACTATGAAGGATGGTCGTATCATTTCCAAGGCGGCGAGCAAGGCGGCGAAAAAGTCCCTCAAGAAGAACCCCAAGTTCCAGATGTTCATCGATGAGGCGAAGAAAAAGAGTGACAAAAAGGGTGCCTTCTGTGCGATGCCTTCGAATGACACCAAGGCCTACGAGAAACTGATGAAGAAGGCTGAAAAAAATATGTCTAAAAAGTAAGAATGACTCTCTCCAAGTGGGAAGAATCCGTCAAAGTGGCTAAGATTAAGTTAGGCATGGACCCAAAGAAATTTACCAGGATACAGGGTAAGCTTCTTAAGGAGGCTCAGGCTATTTATAGTATTTTACTGTTGAATAAATCTAAATAATAAATTGAAATCCCTTGAGATTTTGTGGCTCATATACAACGAGCTGATGAAGTTTCCAAGTACAACCAAACATCCTGTTCAAGAAATACACACTGTTGAGTTCAACGATGGCATGTCCCGAATTTCTTGCATAGAGACCGTTAGTTACTTCATCCTTTTTGGTGTTTTTGTCTGCGTCAAATACACTCGCCTTGATTCGATCATCTACGCCCGTATCAACCTTAACCCGAAACTTTGGTTCGCGACCAGGGGATTCCTTGATGTTTGAGTTGAACATGGGGGATAGCTCCTCCTTTGTCATGGGTTTTCCAAAGATGACCTCACTTTGTTCCACCACATTGTCGATGATTTTATCTTCAAGCTCCCTCAACGAATCGTAAAACTTCTTAATGTAACTATCTTCTTCGTCATATCCTTTCACAGCAAAATCGATGTTATACTTCGTCTGGCCCACCTCTGGTGTAAAACCGGAGACCCCAAACGGCATATACATACGAGGAAGTTGAACCCGAAGGGGGGTTCCCTGTTTGGTAGATATGACAATTTTTCGGCTATTGTATTCATTGATTTGAAGATTTTCTATAGCTTTGTCCATATCTTTCTACATCTTCCACGCTTCAAAACTTTAAGCTGAACACGCCACACAGTCTGGCTCTAAACTGAATTGGATTGGTCGAGCTTTCGCCTTGGAGCGTAGGTAGTACATACCCGTTTTAAGACCCGACTTCCACGCGTACATATGCATCGAAGATAACTTGGACATTGTGGGACTTTCCATGAACAGATTCATCGATTGCGATTGGTCTATGAACCTACCGCGATCAGCTGCCATGTCGATGATACATTTTTGACTAATTTCCCATACAGTTTTATAGAGTTTCTTGATGTCTTCGGGGATATCCACAATGTTCTGTATGGAGCCACCCGCCTTAACCATGAGGTCCTTCATCTCCTTTGACCAGAGACCAACCCTCTTGAGATCATCGACTAGGTGCTTATTAACCACCACAAACTCCCCAGCTAGGGTGCGACGCAGGTAAATATTGGTCGTATATGGTTCAAAGCATTCATTGTTACCTAAAATTTGAGCTGTGGAGGCGGTTGGCATCGGTGCCAAGAGAAGACTGTTACGGAGACCCTTAGTCTTTACGCGCTCCTTCATAGCGTTCCAATCGTAGCGGCCACTAAACTTGGTTTCACCTTCCCACATGTCTGGTTGGAGAACACCTTGTGATGCAGGGGATCCCTCAAAACTCTCGTAGGATCCATCAACCTCTGCCAACTCTGAGGACGCCTCGAGAGCGGCGTGATATATAGTCTCAAAGATGTGTGCATTCATGAGACGAGATTCTTCACAATCAAAGGGGAAACCACATAGGATAAATACATCTGCGAGACCCTGAACACCCAAACCGATGGGGCGATGTCTCATATTAGAACGCCTGGCAGTCTCCACGGGATAGAAGTTACGGTCGATGACCCGATTCAGGTTCTTTGTGACAGTCTTTGTGACTTCATGGAGCTTGTCGTAGTCGAAGGTCTTGGTCTCCCTATTAACATACTTCGGGAGAGCGATGGAGGCCAGGTTACACACGGCCGTTTCATCTTTGTTTGTGTGCTCAATAATCTCAGTACAAAGGTTGGAACTCTTAATCGTACCCAAGTTCTTCTGGTTACTCTTGGAATTACACGCATCCTTATAGAGCATGTAGGGTGTCCCTGTCTCCGTTTGGGACTTGAGAATAGCCTTCCACACATCGGCCGCGGGGACGGTCTTATTAGCGAGACCTTCCTCCTCGTACTTTAGGTACAATTCCTCAAACTCTTCACCATAGCAGTCAGAGAGACCCTTGGCTGTATCTGGGCAGAAGAGAGACCAGTTACCACCCTCTTCAACTCGCTTCATGAAGAGATCTGGGATCCAGAGGGCTGAGAAGAGATCACGGCACCGCGCCTCCTCATCACCTTGGTTGAGTCGAAGTTCTAGGAATTCCATGATATCTGCGTGCCATGGTTCGATATAGACAGCGATCGATCCCTTACGACGACCAGCCTGATTCACGTAACGCGCGGTTGCATTGAACACACGGAGCATTGGGATGATGCCATCTGATTGACCATTGGTACCACGAATCTTTGATTTGTTAGATCGAACGTCATGAATGTGCATACCGATACCACCAGCCCACTTACTAATCTGAGCACACTCTGTGAGTGTCCCGTAAATTCCGTCAATAGAATCGCCCTTATTTGCAATCAAAAAACAAGAAGACATCTGGGGGCGGGGGGTTCCCGAATTGAATAAGGTTGGGGTAGCGTGAATGAATAGTCCTCTGGACATCTTGTCGTAGGTGTCGAGAACAGATGGGATGTCCTTACCGTGAATACCAATGGCAACCCGCATGAACATATACTGTGGTGTCTCGATCAACTTTCCATCGACACGCTGAAGATAACTCTTCTCGAGGGTCTTCAGACCGAAGTATCCAAAGTCAAAGTCACGTTCATTATCAATTGCACCTTTTAGCTGTTGAGCAACCTCCACCACCTCATCAGTAACGACACCAGCTTTCTGAAGCTTCTTCATGGCGAGATGTACATTATTGGGACACACCTTGTGAATATTACTGGCGATGATACGTGTAGCCAGAATTTCATAGTCTGGGTCAGCGGTGATCATACCAACACAAATTTCAGCAGAAAGTGTGTCAATCTCTTGTGCGGAGATTTGATCGTACATGGAAGAGAATACCTGCTGTGCAACCTTGGAGGAGTCACAATTTTCAGAGAGTCCATACGTTAAGTTCTTGATCCTATTGGTGACGTTGTCAAATTTCATATCCTCAATACGACCTGAGCGTTTAATGACCCTCATATACATTCTATTCTACTTTTATTTTTAACTTATTTCTTACACTCGAGGTCCGCACTCCTCACCGCGACGGTTCCAAACGTCTCAAACTTACGGTCGGGTTGGAGAAGGTAGGTGTTCACAAAGAAGGGGCCCATCTCACCAGCCTTGGCCACTGGGGGATAAGATCCAACGAGGCAGGCTGGGGGCTTGCATGGAATTTCCTCAAAAGTCGGTGGCTTGTTGGTATATACTTCGTCAAATTCAGCGAAGTTCACCATTTACTATGTACATATAATTTTTTTCGGCGAGTATAATATATGTGTGATAACCTCCACCTCGATTCCCTCCAGCAGTGTGAGACTCCACTGAACACCCTATTCTTTTCCGATTTCAATAAAAATTTGATTCAGCGTGGCATTCGCCAGGAGTTCAGAGATAAGACCGGTATCGCTATCGATTACCAAAACCCCGACGACTTGTATGGCATCATGCGTGCAGTCTTCATCAATAATTCGGAGAATCATTATGAAGATGTTAAAGAACAAGTCAAGAAGATAAACACCCGTGTCATCACCACTGCGTTATCACAAATCCAAACCGGCGTTTCCCAATTCATCGCTTATAATCGCGACATTGATACCATAAGTGTTCCCCTGGATCAACCCATAAACACGAGCACGGTTGGGAAAAAAATGGACTTCAATGATAAAATTGGTTTCAATTAAAGATTAGGATCGAACAAATAATAAGTCATGACTACGGGTCTGAACTATTACAAAAAAGAAACTGAGAAAGTATGTAAATCAAAGGGGTGGGATCGAGCAGGTGTAGATACTGTCTGGCTCCTCTTGACAGAAGAATTTGGTGAGCTCGCTTCGGCCATTCGTCAGCAGAAAAATACATTCAAGAAGATGAATCTTAAAAAGGATCGGGGTACTGATGTAATGATGGAGATGGGTGATGTATTTAGTTATCTGTTTCAACTGGCGCACATGTTGAATGTTGATCTAGATAAGATGTGGGAAGAGCACCGTTATAAAATGAACACAAAAAAATATAATCTAAAGTAGTAGTAACAGCGTGATGAGTAAATTCATGCTCAACGATGACGATGCTATTAATGACGTGAACCCATTTGTCACACGCGACTTTTCCCTTCCAGGGGGTGTGCGACAGACAGGTGATTTTGGAGATTTTACTGAGGTTAAAAATACGATTGACGACGACGCTGTAAAGAAAAGTGTTTTTTGTAGCACCAATCTCTGTAAAGATGAGACTAAGCCATGTCTCATTAAGAAAAGGGCACAACCCCATCGTAACATTGATTACGGTTTCACATGTCCAGAAAAGAAACAACCAGTTGTTATCGTTGGTGTTTCTAATAAGAGCATTCCATACTTTTGGATATTTTTAATTATCCTCATCCTCACTCTAACTCTATTATACGTAAGACGTTGAAAAAGTATTTGAGTCGAGATTTATTCGTACAATCCTGAATAGCGAGGGGTATAAAATCTTTACATAACTCTCTGGCACATTCCATCTGCCAAGCACTCTTCATATTTACATGGGGTGGTTGGAACGTTGGGTCTAGAATCCTCATCGCATGCATGATACGAACCCATGTTCTGTCACTTTGTTCATAACTCAACAAATTTTCGAAAATGAGTTCAGCCATGCGTTGCCTTACCTCTAGAGTTTTCGTGACCATCGTTTCAAGAAACTTCTCATAGGGGATAGATTGCTTACTAGACTCTAAATAGACCCAGTTTGCTAATGGCTCTGCGTTAATATAGTCTGTGTAGGTTGCATACCCCTTTCCTTTCATGTATCTCTCGTATGTAATTTCAATGTAAGCGAGGTCACATTCGACATCATGTATGGATTTAGCAGATTTGAGAAACGAGGTCATGTATCTTTATATGAAAACAATTCTCTAAGTACTATATAGGAATGGAATTTATAATCATTTTACTAATACTCAGTGTATGTTCTATTATATTTGCAACAATCGGTGGGGCCGCTTGGTTTTTTACCAGACCCATCCCAGGTACAGAATGTACAGGTGAGGACCCAAATGCTCGGTATGAAATTGATGAAAATGGAAAATGTGTTTTTGCTAGTTGTAAGTCAGGATACGAATTTGATGACAACTCATGTGTAGTTGTAGAGAAAGAGGCGGTGGTGGAGGCCGTGGATGCGGCGGTGGAGGCCGCGGATGCGGTGGATGAGGAGGAAGTCACACCCCGTGCCAACTACGTATATGATGTCAGTATAAATGTTAATAGTGCTGATCCCACGGTAGCAGCTGCCATTAATCAAATTAGACTTGATGATGTAGCCGTCATCCCAGATCAAATAGAAATTCTTTCACCTGTAAATGGAGAAGAATGTTTAGTCCGTGGTGGTACTGCTTGTGATGATCCCGACGCGATGGGTTTAACTGATGATAAACTCCTCTCCTATAGTTCATGGAAAAAGGGTACATCTGGCCCCATTGAAGGAACCACAATATTTAGTATATCATCGGAAACTAAAGTTAAAAAAATTACCATAGATTTTTTGAAGTCTAAATTTGCGCCAGGTTTAATGGTCAAAGAAAATGGTGTAGTAAAAGCATTTGATACCACTAATCAAGGTAGTTCTGATAGTAACGATATGATCATAAATTACTACCTTATTGATGAAGCGGAAGCCTAAGTGACACCAAACCAATATAAAAAGTATGTCCAAAAATGTACTCTTCAATTGCCAACAATAGTTTTTCGTATCTCCTAACCTTGGATGAGATGCGAAAAGCTCTACCCGAAGATATTAGACCCTCGTGGGTAAAAATTACAACGATCACTATGGTTTCAAGCTTTATGCAGCAAATTGATATAAAGCGCCTCCGCAGCAAGTTTGAGGAGATTGGGTCCTACAAATTGAGACGCGAGGGAACTACAATCGATGGTTTTGAATGGAAGCTCAAACCCACGACCTTCTACAACCAGGTGACTCTCACCTACCATGATACCTACAGTACCAAGTCTGTCAAGGTGTTCCCCAATGGGAGCATCCAGGTAGCGGGGTGTTGTGACCTCTTTGATTGCAAACGGATCATCACTCAAATCATTCATATTTTCAAAACCTTTTTGGATTTGAAAATTGAGGTTCCCGAAGATTCGTTCCGAGTTGTCATGATTAACTCGAACTTTAGTCTCAACTACCACATCAACTTACTGAAAGTTGCTGACTGGTTCGAGGAGTACAATGACATTTTCAAAGTATCATTTGAACCGGATAGATATTCGGCGGTTAAGATTAAGTTCAAACCAGCTCATGAAATGAAAGAGATCACATGCAGTATCTTCAGTACTGGGAAAATCATCATCACCGGTGCAGAGACCCTCAAGGAAATTGCATTTGCCTACAACATCATTAACCAGCACATCAACGAGAATCCCAGTATTCGGGTCTCACGCACAGAGGAAACCGATGTCTTTGACATTTATTTGGGATACAGGTGTGATCCATTCGTCGAGAAACTCAGAGAAAAGGGATTTGAATCTTGGATGAAAACAATTACCAATAGACAAATTAATTTCTAATTAGATAGTAACAATATGTCTCAGCGACTTGGTATGGCCGACGGTCGATGCTTCACCGTGAATACATCTGCGCAACTTTTTAATAATTATGTGATGAAACAAAATGGCATCTCTTTCGAGGACAACTACTCGTACCGCCAGCTTCTCCAAAAGCAGGGACCGGGTCTCATGTCCAAGGTACAGGAGAAGCAGGGTAATAAAGATTGCAACAACTGTAACGTACCCCTTCTCAAAGTTCCCGATATTTACTGAGAGAAATCATGAAAAAAACTTTAAAACCTTCTTGTAGAATGTCAACATGTTCCATATGCCTCAATGAAGTCAAGGCGACGAGGACTAATCCTCCACTCCGTTGTGGACATACGTTTCATTCCCACTGTCTACAGGAGTGGACAAATAGAGGTAAGAACACTTGCCCCACATGTAGAAAGGTATTCGATGTTTCCCAATTTAAGATTATTGTTTCGATTCAGAACAATTACACAGCAGTGGCGAACTCGGTGTCATTGAATGAGGAATCTATTTTCACTGTAATGGATCTATTTGATTTAAATTTCGATGTAGAAACCCAACCAGATTTAGAGAGTATTCTTACTGACCTTGGGGT